GATGAAGGCGTACCAACATTAGATGAATTATATGCAATGGTTGGAACTAAAGAGTACAAAGAAGATATTAATTATCGTAACAAAGTACAAAAATGGTTTAAACAGCGTGTGCCTGACAATCCTAACGAAGATTATATTTTATAAAAAGTTGCAATCTTCTTAGTTTTAATTACACTATACCGTAAGGATAACAGTTTTCTGCCCTTGACTGCTTAGTAGCACGGAGGTAGGCGAACCTACAAGTAAGAAGCCCAAATGGACAACTTCAAGCGATAAAATATTAACTTATTGTAATATGGAGTAACAATATGAGTACATCAATCAGTACAAGTTTTGTCACTATATTTGATGCTGAAGTCAAGCAAGCGTACCAAGAAGATCGTAAACTTGCTGGGACAACTCGTGAGAGAGCAGGAGTACAGGGCAATACTTATAAATTTAATAAACTAGGATCAGGTGTTGCGAATTTACATATCGCACAATCTGATGTTACACCATTGAATTTAACACACACACAAGCTACAGCTACAATGTCAGATTACAATGCTGCTGAATATTCAGATATATTTACAAGTGGCAAAGTATTATTTGACGAAAGAGCTGAACTTGTTAAAGCACTTTCAATGGCTATCGGTCGTAGAATGGATCAATTAGTAATTGATGCGTTAGACGGTGCTGGTACATCTTTAACAGTAGCCAATTCTGTTGGCGGTTCTGCTTCCAACTTAAATGTTGATAAAGTATTATCTGCTAAGAAACTTATGGATGCACAAGGCGTACCTGCTGAAGATAGATATTTCTTATGTCACGCAAACAATATGGCGGCTTTTCTAGATGAAACAGATGTTAAGTCTTTTGACTTCAACACATCAAAGGCTCTTGCTGTAGGCACTGTAAATGACTTCCTTGGCTTTAAGTTCATTATGATGGGCGATAGAGATGAGGGTGGTTTAGCAGTTGATGGTTCAAGTGACAGAACTTGTTTAGCTTGGCACAGAAATGCTTGTGGCTTAGCTTTAAATATGGACAGAAAAACAGAAATTAACTATGTTGCTGAAAAAGCATCGTTCTTAGTGAACTCTATGTTTTCTGCTGGAGCTGTTGGTATTGATACCAATGGTATTGTTGAAATAACTTGTCGTGAATCGTAGGAGGTAACTAATGGCTTATTCAACTGATGGATTCGGTGCGTTAGCTGGACAAGGTAGATCAGGAGATTTACCTGCATTATATGTCTACACAACTACCGATGCACACACTGCCGTTGATGCTAGTGGCTACTTCAACACTCTTTCAGATACTTTGAAAGTAGGTGATATGATAATGGTCCACGGTTCAACAGGCGGAACAAGAACAGTAACAATGCACATTGTTGTATCTAACGCATCTGGAGTAGTAGATGTGTCTGACGGTACAGTAATCGGTGTGGTAACTGATTCTGACTAAGTAATACAAAGTTGCCCTGTTTCGGCAGGGCATACTTTTTTAAGGAGATTGTATGGCAGCAGGAGATACTAAACTTACCATTTGTAATGATGCACTCTTGATGCTAGGTGCAGCAGAAATGACCTCATTTACTGAAGGTACAGATTCTGCAAAAATATGTGACCGTTTATACGATGACTTAAAAAAGTATATATTATCTATTTATCCTTGGTCATTTGCTAAAAAGAAAGTACAACTAGCAAGAACCAGTGATACACCAAACACAGAATGGTCTTATGCGTATGCGTTACCTGCGGATATTATTGGCACACCTAAAGCTCTGTTTCAAACATCAACAGCAGGTGCATTGCCACAAACTGAATTTGAATTATATTATATTGACCAACAAAGATTATTGACAGATTACGAAACAGTTTACATTGACTATGTAGCAGATGTTGACGAATCAAGATTTCCAGAGTTTTTTGTTTATATGTTACGCCACGCATTAGCAGCAGACTTTGCAGAACCATTAACAGATCAAATTACTAAAGCAGATTATTTTAGAGCTTTAGCATTTGGCAGTCCTGCTGAAAATGGTAGAGGTGGCTTATTTAGACAATGCACACAAGCTGATGCACAAGGACAAAGATCACAACAATTAGGCAATAATAGTTTTGATTTAATTGAGGTACGCTAATGTCTAGGGTGATTGCGATTCAAAATAGTTTTACTTCAGGTGAACTAGATCCAAAACTTATAGCTAGAGATGATGTTAAGGCTTATGATGCAGGATTAACCACTGCTCTTAATGTTGTGGTTTTACCACAAGGCGGTGTTAAACGCAGACCTGGATTAGAATATATTACTGAACTCGGTGGTAGTCCTGAAAATGGTATACGCTTAGTATCATTTGAGTTCTCAACTTCTGATGCTTACTTATTAGCGTTTACCAATAATCGTATGTATGTCATTAAAAATGGCGTGCTACAAACTAATATTGCAGGTAGTGGAAATAATTACTTAACGACAACTATTACTTCAGCTATGTTATCTGAAATGTGTTGGGTACAAAGTGCAGATACATTGATTGTCACACAAGAAGATATGATTCCTAAAAAGATTACTCGTACTTCTGATACTGCGTGGACTATTACTGATGTAACTTTTACTTTTAATCCACAACACGCATTTACTCTAACTGTAGAAAATACATCAGCAGCAGGCACACTAACACCTAGTGGCACAGAGGGCAAAATAGATTTAACAACACAACACGCTTACTGGACTGATCCAGGTGACATTGGTAGTTATGTTAATATTATTGGTGGTACTCAGTTTGGTAGAGCAAAAATTGTAGATATTGAAAGCACAACCAAAGCACAAGCGATTGTAGAAATACCTTTTTTTGGTACTACAGCTATTGCTAATGCTGATTGGGAACACGAAACAGGCTATGAAGATACTTTTAGTGTATCAAGAGGATATCCAAGGACAGCTACTTTTCACCAAGGAAGGTTATTTTTTGGCGGTAGTAAATCAAGACCATCCACTATCTTCGCATCTAGGATTAATGCTTTCTTTGATTTTAATCCTGGTGAAGGATTAGATGATGATGCGTTTGTAGCAACCTTAGATACCAATCAGTTAAATACGATTACTGATGTACTAAGTGCTAACTATTTACAAATCTTTACTACAGGTGGTGAATTTTTTGCACCACAAGATTTTAGTGATCCACTAACACCAAGTAACTTTATTGCTAAATTACAATCAAGTCACGGTAGCAAAGAGAATATACGAGTACAAAACATATCAGGTAGTACCATTTACATTCAGCGTCAAGGTAAAGCATTGAATGAATATATCTATGACCGTGGTGGTGATGGTTACTTAACATCACAGATATCATTGTTATCTAGTCATTTGCTAAACACACCGATTGATATGTCTATCCGTAAAGCTACTTCTACTGATGAAGGCGATAGATTATTAGTCGTTAATAACGATGGTACTTGTGCAGTCTACACTTTACTTAGAGATCAAAACATTGTTGCAGGAACGCAGTTTACCACGGATGGTTCATTCTTGAATGTAGGTACGGTAGTAGATGACCAATATGTAGCGGTAAAGCGTACCATCAATAGTGTTGATAAATATTATATAGAACTTTTTAACGAAGCATTTACAGTAGATAGTGGGTTAGCAGGAGGTGCAGCATCAAGCGTTGCATCAGGACATTTAAACCAAAAAACTATCAAAGTCATTGGTGATGGCGTAATGCAAGCTGATGTAACAGGTGGAGCTAGTAGTATTACTTTTGCTAGTGCAACATCAACTTCTTACCAAGTAGGGTTAGATTACACAGTAACAATTAAAACATTACCGATTGAACCTAGTATACAAGGATATGCTTCTTTAAGAGGTTTTAAAAAGCGTGTGCTAGAAGTCAACGCATTTTTAAATGAAACACAAAACTTAACAATTAATGGAAACACCATACCCATTAGAACTTTTGGTACTGATAACTTAGATGTCGGTATACCAGAATTTACAGGTACTAAAACATTACACGGTATCTTAGGGTTTAGTTTGACAGGGCAGATAACTATTGGACAATCTGCACCACTCAAATTACACTTACTAGGTATGGATTATAAGGTTAGCACAGGAGGATAGATGTCAGCACCACAAGTAGCTATGGCAGCATTTACAGGTATTCAGACCATTGGTCAGATACAAAATGCTCGTTATCAAGCCAATTTAGCAGAACGCCAAGCTAGAGAAAGTTTAAAACAAGCTGAGATGCAAAAAACTCAATTACAGATTGAAAATGAACAAGAACGATTAAGACTTGCTCAAGAAGAAATTTTGCGTATGCGTAAAGCTAAAGAAACGATTGCTACTGATATTGCAGCAGGAGCTGCATCAGGTGCATTGCTTGATGGTAATGTATTCTTAAATCAATCCTTAAAAAACCTTAGTGAAGATTTAACTATTTTGCGTAATGAAAGAGATTTAATTATGCAAAAAACTAAAGGTGCAGTTGGTAATCTAATGGCATCAGCTTATGAGCAAGCAGCAATAACTAGAGCAGCAGGTAAAGCAGCAAGACAAGCAGGTTATCTATCTGCGGTTGGTACTTTAGCTAAAGGTGGTATGCAAACTTATGCGATGGGACCTAGTAGTGTTACCAGTGATATGACTAAACAATTAAATATTATGGGTGATGTCGGTGTTGTTGGCAAAGATCCAAGGGTAATACCATAATGGCAAGAAAAAAATATGAATCAGACAGAATCCAACGAAGCATACCTATTGTAGGTGGTAGGCAAGTTGCTGATTTATCCCCATTAGCAAGAGCAGAAACATCTAAAAGTGAACAGATATCAGCATTAGTTGATACTATGAAAGGTTTTGTTGCTGATAAATTTGAAGTGCAAGCAAAAAAATCTGCTGCCAAGATTGCCTTAGAAAATGATCCTTTAAAAGTATTAGCAGAAACTAAAGATTCTTTAAAGATAGAAGATCAGTTAGCTTATAACTTATCTTTAACTCAATTAAAAACAAATTTAATTGACACTTTAAATAATAAATTAAATCAACAAGAATTATTGTCATTACAAAATGAAGAAAACACTGATACTTATAGAACAAAAGTTAATCAAATTGTTAATGATGAATTTGTTAGTTTAAGAGAATCTTTTGATTCTCCATTATTTGAATTAGATTTAAGGCAAAAAATATCATCTGATTTAACAAAAAATATAAATAAATATCAAACAAAATTTGTTAATCAACAACAAAAAATGTTAATTGCAGCAAAAAAAAATGAAGGCACACAAGCTGCTTTTAGTTTTGCTTTTAATCAATCTAAAGAAAATAAACAAGAATTTGAAAATTTTTTAAAAAATAATACAGACAAAACTATTCAAAAACACACTTTAAATGAATTTAATAAATTTACAAATTTTGCAAGAACAGAAACTATAGATCAGTTAGTAGGTAATAAAGGCAGTATTTTTGTAGCTGAAACATTGCTTGCAGAAGAAAAAAAATATGCAGAACAAGCATTGAAAAATAAAGATTTTGATGCTTTAAAAGTAGCTAATGGAAATTATAATAAACTTTTAAAATATATTGGTTCTTCTAAATCAGGTGAAGAAACTGCAAATAATAGAAGATTATTAAATGCTGACGAATACGAAAATGCAGAAACTGGAAAAATAGCACCTGAACTTACTACTCTTAATAATGTTATAGATGAATCTATTAGTAGAGGAATCATTAAAAGTATTGATGATTTGTCAATTTTAACAGATGTGTCATCTGCTATGGCAGTAGAATTAAATATGTTGCCAGAACAATACAAAAAAATAGTAGAAGATAAAGCTGATTATATTAAAGAATATACTGCTGCTAGATTAACTCATTTTGCAAATGATCCTATTGCTTTTGACGCTAGATATAATAATGAGCCAGTATCTGTGATTGATAGTTCTGGGAAAATAGATCAATATTTATTAGATAAAAGAAATGGACAGTTAGGTTTACAAGATATTAAAAATTTAAAATCTTTAATGACAGACCAAGAACCTTTAGTTCAAGTTAGTTTATTTAATCAATTATTAAATAATCAAGACGAACAACAAATACTTTTAAATGTAAAATACATTAAAGGAAATTTAGGTGATGATGCAAAAGATTTTTTAGTTATGTATCAAGGATTAGAATCTGCAAAATTATACGATGATTTTAAAATACAAGAAAATGTATTTAAAGGATTACAAATGCAAGACATTCCAAATATTCCAGAAACTGAAATACAAAGAAATTATTTAAAAGATACAAGGATTGGTTTATTTGCAATGTTGGAAGAAGAACTACCAGCAAATATGATATATTCTAAAGATAGAACAACAGAATTAGTTGCTATGAAATCAACTGCAATATCTTATTTGATTGGTACTCACGGATTAAAACCATATCAAGATTATACCCAAGAACAAAAAGAAAATGCTATTAATATAGCTACAGGAACACGAGAAATTGGGGGAGAGTTAGTCAGTGGTTTTATACAAGAAGAAAATGTTAATTTTTATTTAAACCGTTTAGATAGAAAAACAGAATTTGATACACCAATTACTGATAATATGATTTTAGAATCATTATCAAATACAACTGATGATATTTTATATGAGTATAGTCTAAGGTATGATGGCAACCAATTTGTAAAAAACACAGAAGAAATATTTGTGCAAGAAGCACCATATGCTGTGTTTGTTGAGGAAGAAAATAGCTTTGAGCTTCCTACAAGAAAATTAACCGCAGATCATATTAAAAATTATTTTACATATAAAAACTTAGAGAAAACAGATTTTATCAATGCAAATTTAGATCTAACTAATTTACCAAAAAACTTTAACAATTATGCAGTATTAGTAGATCAAAACGGAAAATTATTAACATATAAGGATGGATCACCTTACATTGAAGATTTAAAGAAAAAAGGATATGAATATAACTCTTACTTAAAACCATTTATAAGTTATGGTGGCAGTGATGAATATATCAACAATAGATTAATACAAGGTCCGCTAGGTGCATATGCAGAAACTTTTGAAAGCATACAAAAGAAAACAGGTGTATTAAAAAGTCCTGATAAAAAAACTGCAAAACAAATATTAAATGAAAGCCGAGGTCAATAATGCTTTTTAATGTAGGCGAAACAGCAATAGAAACCAAAGAAAAAGCAGGTATTCCTTATGAAACAAGGGAAGCATTTGGTGTCGTTACAGATTTTGAAAGCACTTTTATAAAAGATTATAAAGAGGATATATTGCACGATTATTTTGATGATGCAGCAACATATATTAAAAACAAATATGACCTTGATATTATTGTTCCTTACGATATGAACCGTGAAAGGGATATAATGGGTATTAATAATAATGTTCAAGCTAACGAATTTTATGCTAATTATCCTGTTGGTAGCGAAAGACACAAATTAGTATATGAAACAGCAAAAAAGAAATTATTTAATCAAATTAATAATTTAAGATTAGCTTATCCTGAAGATAAAAATCTTAAAGAATTACCTGCTTCAGATGCAGAGATTGAGCAAGCGATTGATAAATTTACTTTAAACAAAAAAGCAGCTTATCAAATGTATCAACAATCTGACTATCCTTCTTTAATTGCTGATTTAAGTGGTAGTGTATATGCACAACTAACTGATTCACCAAACATAGCATATATAGGTTTGTTAGCTACTGGATTAGGTGGTGCTTATAATTTAGGTCGTACAGCATTTCAAAGGATAGCATTAACAGCAATAGAAGGTGGCACTGGTGCAGCGTTTGTAGAAAACATACAGCAAAAAGCAAATCAAGATTTAGTTAAAAGATTAAATTTATCTTTAAACAACCCTAAAGTAAGAAAAGATTTAATAGAAATTGGTATCAATCCTGACCAGTTAAAACTAACAGAAGATCAATTACAGACTAGATTGCTTTATGCTTTTGGTGGTGGTTTCTTGTTAGCAGGTGGTGTTCAATCAATAGGTGAAGCTGGTGCTTCTATATTTAGAAGAATTATGCAAGGCGATCCTAATGCTTTAAAACTTATAGATGATGCTAGCAATGAGTTTAAAGCGACAAGAGAACATAAAGAAATAAGAGATATGACACCTCAAGAAAAAATTAAACACATACAAAACATAGCCCAAGCATCTGATAGGGTTATGAGAACAAGAAAATTTAATGAAAGAAATTATGTTGAATTAGAACCTATGGAAAATATTGATGAAGCAATTAAAGATATTGAGCAAATATATCAATTAACATTTACCAAAAAACAAAAAAGAAATTTAAAAACTATAATGGATACACATAATTATAATATTAAAGTTCATAATTCAGTGTTAGAAAAAAGAATGTTAAATTATGATTCTGATTTAAAAGTGTGGAATCTAAAATTACCAGAATATAAAACAAATCAAATTGTGCAAACAGCTAAAGATATTGAAACTACATTTAATGAATTAGCTACAAAACAACAAGTATCTATTAAAGATAAACAATGGCTTGAGCAAACATTAAAAGGATTAAAAGATGTAAGAGATTTTACTAATCCTCGTAAATACAATGCTGCATTAAGTAAAGATCCAGATGTTCGTAAAAGACAAATCATAAATGATAATAAAAAACTTGAACTTATGCGTGACCTTTTGAAACACAAGGCTAAATATGATAAGCGTTTAGGAAGATATATGCCAATGCAAAAATTAGTAACTGACTTTTTAGAAGTTAGCTATGCTAGAGATGTTATTCCAGGCAATGTAGTATCTACTCAAAAAGCAACTTTTCAAGATTTAATGTCAAGATTAGATGACGAAGAATTACATACTGTAAATTGGAAAAAACAAAAAGACTTTGATCCAGAAGATATTGTTAGAGAAATATATAATCCAGGTAGCACAGGACAACAGTTAGCAACAAAAATTGCAGAAAAATTTGCTTTGATGCTAGAAGATGCCAGATTAATGAAAAATAGTTTAGGTGGTAATGTAGCTAAAAGAAAAAATTATATGCCACAGTCACACGATATTACTAAAGTTGGTAAAGCTAAAATAGATGATTGGGTAAATGATATATTTGAAGAACTTGATTTAACAATAACAGCTCGTAATTATGGATTAGCAGATAAATATTTTGTTAATGATATTTTAACATCAAAAGGTGAGGAAGAATTAAAAAGATTATTAGCTAATACCAAAGATAACATAGCTCTTGGGCATACAACAAATTCTCTAAGAGAAACAAAACCTGGTGAACAAACTCGTATGTCAAAAGATTTTATGCGTTTTTTAATATTTAAAGATGCTGAAAGTTATTTAAGATATAATGAAAAATATGGTAGAAATGCTATTGAATCAATTATTATGTATTTAGATCATACAGCTACTGACATTGGTTTAATGAAAACATTTGGTGAAGATGTTTACGAAAACGCAAAATTTATTACAAAATTTGCACGAGATTATGATGCTAAAGCAACAGGAAAAAATCAAAGACCATCAACAACATTTGATAATTTATTTGATACCATAACAGGTAGAGGTAATATACCAGAAAGGAAAGGACTTGCTAAATTTATGGGTGAAGTTAGAGCATACTTAGTGTCAACTAAGTTAGGTGGTGCTTTTATATCTTCTTTGTCAGATTTACCTTTAGGACAAATGGCTAGATTTGTAAGTGGTATGCCTATGACTAAGCAGCTTAAAAACCACGCAAAATTTATGGTTAGTAATAAAAAAGTTGCAAAAGAAGCTAATGTTGTTGCTTCAGAAATTATTGATGAGATGCGACACGGACAAAGAATGACAGGTGAGTTACAAAATGGTCCGTTTTCTTGGATGGCTCAAAATCTACTAAAAGTAAGTTTATTAACACCATCAACAATAGCAGCAAGAACTGCTTTTAAATACGAATTTCAATTTCATTTAAAAAATCTAGCAGCACAATCTTTTGATTCTATTGGTAAGCGTACTAAATATATGTATAAACGCTATGGAATTACAAAAGAAGATCACGAAGCATTACAAAAAATAAAACTTCATAAATCAAGTTATGATAATACAGTTAGTTATGTACGTATTTCAGACATTGCAGACAAAGACCTGAAACAAAAAATGTATGCTTGGATGTTTGCAGAAACAGAGTTTGCTGTTCCATCTTATTTAATGAGATCAAGAGCATTTATGATGGGTAATAATAGACCTGGAACTGGTATGGGTGAGATAAGAAGAAGTTTTTGGTTATTTAAAAATTTTCCAATGACGATTATGTATACTCATATGGCAAGAAATATAGATTTGCTATTATCAAAAGAATTTCCACACGGAGCAGCTTATGCTTTAAGTTCACAAGCTATTTTAATGATGTCTGGTTATTTAATTTATAATTCTAAGTTAGTATTAAAAGGTGAAGATACACAACCTATGAATTATAAAACTTTGGTTGCTGGTTATTTACAAGGTGGTGGTGGAGGTTATGCTGCTGATTTATTGTTTCAAGATACAACCAGATTTGGGCAAGGTAGAATTGGTGCGGCATTAGGACCTGTTTTTGGATTAGGAGAAGATTTACTTGATTTTGGATTAGGTCCTCTTTCTAAAGCTATTTATAAAGGTGATCCTGAATTTGATAAATTTCCAGCAGCACTTGCAAGTTTTTTAAAACAAAATATTCCATATGGTAATTTATGGTATACCAGAATGTTTACGGATCATATGTTTGCAAAATTACAGCAAAAAGTTGATCCTAATTATTACAAGAAAAAAAGAAAATATGAGAAAAGATTAGCAAAAGAGAGGAGATCTAAGTATATAGATACTAATTCTTTAAGATTTAAGCGACCACCTGAAATCCAACTTTTTCGTTGGAAATCTTTAGGAGATTGATATAATACCAGTGAGGAATAAATTATGGCAGATTATAGTATAGCAGCAGTAACCAGAAGGGCAGTCTACACAGGTAGTGCTGGTACTGGACCTTACGCATTTACCTTTGCTTTGTTGGCAACCAGTGATTTAGCTGTTTACAAGAACGCAACTAAACTGACCGAAACAAGTGATTACACCGTAACATTGTCAGCATCAACTGGACAAGGTAGTGTAACTTTAGGTAGTGCTGCATCAAGTAGCGATACTATCACATTAGTAGGTGCTAGGGCTTTAGCTAGAACCACAGACTTTGTAACCGCAGGTTCTTTAACCGCAGCAGCATTGAATACTGACCTTGATTCGTTGGTAATATTTGCACAGCAGTTATCAGAGGAAAACAGCAGAACCATTAAAATTCCTGTAACTGAAGGTATATCAGGTAGCACAGATATGACGATACCTGCAAAAGCAGATCGTTTAGGAAAAATATTACAATTTAATTCAAGCACAGGAAATCCAGAGGTAACTACTTTTACTTTATCAGGTGTAACAGCTACTGATACAGAACTTAATATATTAGATGGTGCAACTTTATCAACCGCAGAACTCAATATATTAGATGGCGTAACTTCAACTACTGCTGAACTTAATATTTTAGATGGTGTGACATCTAATGCTACGGAATTAAATTTACTAGATGGTATTACAGGGATTGCTGATGAAGATGATATGTCGTCTAACTCAGCAACTAAATTAGCTACACAACAATCTATCAAGGCTTATGTTGATTCACAAATAGCAACAGAAGATACGCTTGCTGAACTTAATGATACAAATATAAGCTCATTAGCATCTGGTCATATACTGATTTATGATGGCTCTGATTCTTTTGATAACAAAGCGGTATCAGGCGATATCACTATATCTAATACTGGTGCTGTTACCATAGCAAACAACGCAGTAGAAACAGCAATGATAAATGCTGATGCAGTAACAGGTGCAAAGATTGCAGACGATGCAATAAACTCTGAGCATTATACTGATGGTAGTATTGACACAGCACATATAGCTGATTTACAAGTAACCACAGCTAAGATAGCAGCAGATGCTATAACTGGTGCTAAGATTGCTGATGATGCTGTAGATTCAGAACATTATACTGACGGCAGTATTGATACAGCACACATTGCAGATTTACAAGTTACGACTGCAAAAATTGCTGCTGATGCTATTACTTCTGCAAAGATAGCAGACGATGCCATATCAGAAGAACACCTTGATCCAACAGTGATTAGTGGTTTAGCTGATACAACCATTGCATCAGGCGATCATCTAATGTTCTTTGATGCGACTGACAGTCAACTCAAGAAAGTAGATGCAGGAGAGTTAGGTGTAGGTACAGCATTAACAGAAGTCGTGGGTGATACTTCACCACAACTAGGTGGCACACTTGATGCCAATGGTAATGCTATTGATATGAATGGTTTGGCTGATGGTATTATATTAGATGCAGATGCAGATACCACAATATCTGCACCAACTGACGATCAAATTGATATTGAGATTGGCGGAGCTGATGACTTTAGATTTACAGCAAATACTTTTACAGCTCTTTCTGGCTCAGACATAGTACACGCTGATTCTGGTTCTGTTCGTAATAGACCTAATGCTCAACCACTTATTATTAATGGTGATATGGCAGTAGCTCAAAGAGGTACATCAGTTACAGGCGTTACAGGTACTGGATATAATGCTATTGATAGAATGAAAACTTTATTGGGTGATAATGGAACTTGGACACATACACAAGATACAGATGTACCAACAGGACAAGGCTTTGCCAATTCTTGGAAATTAGATAATACAACAGCAGATACTTCTGTTGCATCTGGTGCTTTTCATACGGCTTCTTATTTTTTTGAAGGACAAGATTTACAATTATTGAAGAAAGGAACATCAAGTGCTGAAAAAGTAACCATATCTTTTTGGATTAAAACAACAGTTACAGGAACATATGTAGCCGAGTTATATGATGGCGATAATACAAGGTCAATATCACAAGCCTATACAGTAAGCAGTTCTAATACTTGGGAAAAGAAAGTATTAAGTTTTGCTGGAGATACTACAGGAGCATTAGATGATGATAATGCTAATAGTCTAATTATAAATTTATGGCTTGGTGCTGGAAGTGATTACACAAGTGGAACACTTGCTACAAGTTGGGGTTCTGTAACAACAGCAAACAGAGCAGTAGGTCAAGTTAATGGTGCAAGTAGTACAAGTAATAATATTTATATTACAGGACTACAACTAGAAGTAGGCGAGTATGATGCAACCACTATACCACCATTTCAACACGAATCGTTTGGTAATAACTTAGCAAGATGTCAAAGATATTTATGGCAACAGAAAAATGATACAGGTAGCACAAAATGTGTAACTATTGGTTTAGCTCAAAACACAGGGAGAGGTTATGGTGCTTGGATGTTTAATGAAATGAGAGCAGCACCAACTGTATCAGTTTCTGATGTGGCAGAGTTTTTACCTCTAAATGGAGCAGGTGCTGGTACAACAGATTTTACTACTGTAACTAATACAACATCTACAAAAACTGGATTGTTTTTAGATTTGTCAGGTTCATCTGGATTAACTCAAGGACAAGCCTGTACTATATGTATTAATGATGGACATTATGTTAGAGGAGATGCGGAGTTATAATGAATAAAGATAATATACAAGCAGTAAAAAAAAATGTGATGCTAAGTGGTGAACAGGCTAATTTAGAAGTTACACTTACAGATGGTGCAAAATTATATGTACCACACGCAACAGACAATACAGATTATCAAGCAATACAAGAATGGGTAGCAGACGGCAACACTATTGCAGAAGCAGACTAATGAGAACCCTACTTCCCATCATCGTACTGACTTTAGCGTTAGCTTATACATCTACGGTCAATGCGGCAGAAACCACGATTCGTTATAAAGACCAACCACCACCTTCAGCAATCTCACCATCATTATCCATTGGTGGTGGTAGCGATGTGTGTGTGGTCGTAAGAAGTGGTGCAATAGGTACAGGTATATTTTCTGGTAGTTTTGGTACACACATTAGAGATATGGTCTGTGAACGCTTGAAATTGTCAAGAGGATTAGCACAGCTAGGACTTAAAGTGTCTGCAACCGCTATCCTATGTCAAGACATCCGAGTATTTAGGGCAATGCTTGCCGCAGGCAGTCCTTGTCCGATTAACGGTTTGGTCGGTAAGGAAGCCAAAGCTAAATACATAGAACTAGGTATCATCAATGAGAACAATCATATTATGGTCAGTCCTAATGTCGTTAATGGTGGTATTAACAAGCCACGCAGAAACAACTACGGACAACCTACTAACTAACAAAGACTTTGATTCTGGTTTAGATAACTGGACCGTAGAAGATTCTACTAAAATTATGTTAGATACTAACTGTTATTCTGAAACAGGGTTATGTCAATCAGTCCGTTGGTCAGGTGATCTAGGTAAAACCATATCACAAACCATTAGTAATTTAGAATCTAATTATATTGTAAAAAATGTTTACTTATCATTTACTGCACTAGGTTGCAATAATGAAGCGACAGGTGCTTGGTGTAGTGAAGGTACAGACTATGACAAAGTACAAGCAGTCATACAATTATCTGATGGTACTAATCAAGAAAATTTATATTTACAACAAAATTTAGATTATAACGATAGCACACAAGATTATAGCTTATCTACACAAACACTAGATACTTGGTTGACAAATGATTTAACAGTAGATTTTAGTATGACAGGTATTGATACAGGTAATTGGGATGGTTGGTTTGGTCCGATTGTAGACAATATAAATTTACAATTAGGTATTGAAGAATATGTACCTATGGTGGTGCAACCTAGTGTCGTAGAACCTATTGAAGAAGTTGTAGTCGTGGAAGAACCTAAAATGATTGAAGGTTTAAATTTAGATACTGAGATCATAACAGATGTGATTATTGATATGCCAGATATTGCTATCAATGATCTACCTGAATTACCACCTGTTGATATTGATATCCCTGATGTATCAGCAGAATTAGATATTGAACCAATAGCAGAAATAAAGGAGGAAGTAAATGAACCAGAACCTGAAACAAAAGAAAGTAGTAGCAAAGAGGAAGAAAACAGCAACACCGAAGAAACCACCACAGAAACGAATCAAGAAAAGCCAGAAAGTAAAACCGTTGCCAAAGTCAATGAACCTGTGGTCAACACTCAAGAACCTAGTGACAATGCTGATACCTTGGGGGAAGTAGCTTTACCTTTAAGCTATTTGCAAGTTATTCAAGATACGATTAAAATAACGGAAACAGTGTCATTGACACAGGAGATAATATATGAGCAAGACATTGGTACTCTCACCAGCAGTGCTACTTACGATAGTCTTATCAGTGATTCCAGGAGCCGCTTCAATGGTATGGTGGATGTCAGACCTAAGTACTCGTTTGGAAGCTATGGAAGGTAGTGTCGCTGACAGTGATACAGGTACTTTGTCTGAACGCATTTTGACTATAGAAGAAAGATTACAATTTAACAATGATTCTATTAAAGAGATCAATGGTAAATTAGAAAAGCAAGATGAAATGCTTAGAGATGTAGAAGATGAGTTAGCTGCTTGGATGGAAAGAGAGTTAGCTAAAGTATATGCAATTATTAACGACAATCCATTAGGCAAATGATTAGTGTAGATTCAAAAATAATGACACAAGTTTTACCAATGATAATATTAATTGGGGTAGCTTGGGGTGCTAGTATGAATCGCTTGTATGCTGTAGAAGAAAAGCAAGAAAAAATGTCAGAAAAGATAGAAGATATCACACGCCTAAAAGTAGAATTAGAATACATCAAAGTACAAGTACAACAAAACAGTAAGAAATTAGATACCATTTTGGAGAAAGTAAAATGATTGGAATGATTGTTAATGGTGTATCACAAATAGCTCAAAATTATTTTGATAAAAAGAAAGCTGATATTAATTTAAAGAAAACAGAAGTAGAAGCTAAAACACAAATTGCTAAACAAGTTGCAGAAGGTAAACTTGAAGCTGATAAGTTAAATGCAGAATGGGAAAATAAAGCTGTTGAATCTTTAGGTAATAGCTGGAAAGATGAATTTATAACAATCGTAGTATTAACACCTTGCATATTAATATTCTTTCCAAGTCTGCAACCATTTGTTAGATTAGGTTTTGATATTCTAGGAACATTACCAGATTGGTACATTAATTTGATTTATATAACAGTATGTGCTGGGTTAGGGTTAAAAGGTGTTGGTGGACTATCCAAATTTATGAAGAAAAAATAATGTACAAACTATCTAAAAAATCATTAGCAAAACTTGAAGGTGTGCATCCGCATATGCAAGAATTAGTTAAGTCTGCGATTGATTTATCTACCATAGACTTTGGTATCAGTGAAGGATTGCGTACCAAAGAAAGACAACAGCTATTGTTTGACCAAGGTAAATCATTAACACTAAACTCAAAACATCTCAAAGGATTAGCTGTAGATGTATACGCTTGGGTAGATGGTAATGTCAGTTGGGATTTCAAACACTATGAAGAAATCAATCTTGCCTTTGCAAGAGCAGCTACCTTAACCAACTTATGTTATGTATGGGGTGGTACTTGGACCAAACTGAAAGACGGTCCTCACTTTGAATTAACGGAGGGTTAATATGTTATATCAAATGATTAGAGAAAAACTTAACTGGGCAATGAAGAAACACAATCAGCATTGTCGTATTATTAATCTTGTATTGTTAGTATTAATAATTATTATATTATTATGAGAGATTATAAAAGAGAGTATGCTTTGTATCACAGTAAACCTAAACAGGTTAAAAGGCGTACTGCTCGTAACAAAGCCAATCGTTTACTCGGTAGTGTACCAGGCAAAGATGTAGCTCACAAAGATAACAATCCAATGAACAACAGTCCTAGTAACTTGGTACATCAAAGTAAAGCTAAGAACCGTGCTGAACCTCGTAAGCGTAAAGGTGATCCAAGTAAACGAGCTTATGCTAGAATGATGGCAAGGAAAATGAAATGAGAAAAGAACACAAGAATCCAAAAGGTGGTTTGACTGAAGCAGGTCGTAAGTTTTTTAAACGAACTGAAGGTGCAAATTTAAAAGCACCTGTTAAATCTGGTACGAATCCAAGACGAGTATCTTTTGCAGCACGCTTTGCTGGGATGAAAGGTCCAATGAAAGATGAGAAAGGTAGACCAACTCGTAAAGCATTGGCTCTGAAAGCGTGGGGATTTGGATCAGTGGAAGCAGCACGCAATTTTGCTAACCGAAATAAGAAAACTTAGTGCCTAGAAGCCACGAGAATGGCTTTTTATGGGGGTGGTAATGGTAAGGCAAGGGAAAACAAACAAATGCCAAAATTAGCCAATAACAAGCGTCTGGTGATGTTTACCGATAATTACCTACAAAATTGGTCGCCTGATATGGTGGCAAGGAAGTCAACTTACATTCGTGATGAAAAAGTAAACTGTTTGCTCTGTTGTTTCAGTAAGCGTGGCAGTCATTCCTTTGCTTACGACTATCGTAAAGGCAATGTACATAAATCTAAAGTGTTTGGTTACTACCCTGCGATGTCAATTAAACAAGCAAGAAAAAAAGCATTGGAAATACAAGTAGAAGTCATAGAAAAAAACAGAGAATATGATGATGTCTTTGAAGTACATCGTCATCCATCGTATATTTATTTTTTAGAAAACAAATCAAAACAAATTAAGATTGGTAGATCTACCGATTGGATGGCACGGATCAAAGAACTTACCGTAGCTACTG